TCTCTTCTTTCGACAGGTGTTTGCCGTAGTACTCTTCCCAGCCGGCCAGAGCGGCCTTTTTCTTCTGGTCTTGCTCATCCTGCCATTTGGTCCACATTTCCGGCGTCTGGGCATCTCCAAGCGACTGCGATGCCTTCTTGATTCTGGCGGCGAAATCGGCCTCAATTCCCTTGTTGATCTTCGCCAGCTTTGCACGGACTTCTGACAGCTCGTCGATTCGTGCCTCGCGCCAGAAAAGCCCGCCGAGGCGGCCATTGCCACTGGCGCTGATGCCGCCAGCTGCGTCTATAGCCAGCTTGTTCATTAACGCTTGCTCTTGCCGATACAGCTCAGCCCGGCGATTTTCCCGAATCCGTTTCGGGTCCATTTCCGCACCGGCCGCGCCTGCAACGCCAGCGAAGAACTGCCCTATTCCTCCCCATCCTTCGCCCTGGGCGTTTTTTGCGCCTGCGTTAAACCCGTTCAGCACATCGACAGCAACAGCCGTAACGCTCACGGTCAGTGGCAGAACGGCTTTGCTCATAATCTGCTTGAACTCGGTCCACGAGTTCTGCATGCGGTTTAGCTGGCCCTGCAAATCGTCAGCGGCTTTCTTGGCCGAGTCGCCGAACGTCTTTTCCATCTCATCAGCCAGCTTTGGCAGCATGTCCTCTGCCGTAACCTTGCCCTGTTCCAGCAGCTTCCCCAGCTCAGCGGTAGTAACACCCATTGCGCGGGCAGCAATCTGGAATGCGCCAGGCAAGCGCTCGCCCAGTTGGCCACGCAGCTCTTCTGCCTGCACATTCCCCTTGCTGACCATCTGCTGCAGCGCATTCAATGCGCCGGAGGTTTCGTCGGCAGACAGGCCAAGCACGACAGAGGCCTTGGACAGGCCTTCGAATACACGCTTTGCGGTTTCGCCCTCAATAGCTGTGCCCTTGGCCGCGGCAGTGAATTTGACGTAGGCTGACGCGGTCGAGTTGAATTCGAGCCCAAGGCGATTTGACGCGGCGCGCAGGTAGTCCAGCTCTTTCGCAGCTGCGGCGATATTTCCGTCATTGGTGAAGTTCAGCGTCTTTTGCAGCTTCTGTGCTGCCAGCTCGACGGGAATCAGGGCATTGGCAAGCGCGCCAACAGCTGCGACAGTTGCGCCAATTCCAAGCGCAGCGGCGCCAGCGGTTGCCGCAACGGACGACATGCCGCTGCTCAGCGAAGCCGCACTACTGGAAGCGTTGCCAAGGCCTGAGCCAGCAGAGTTACCGGCAGACCCGACGCCTTTTAGGGCTTCTGTCGCCTTGTTGGCACCGGCTTCAGCCCGTGCTCCAGCCGCTGCAACGCGATCCAGTTCCGATGCCGCGCGGTCTGTTCCCTCAACCTTGGCAACAATAGACAGATTCGCAGTAGTGTCTTGGCTCATGGCGTGCGCCTAAAAAAGCAAAGGCCCGCGCATTGGCGGGCCTAATTGGTCATTTCTCGTAAATCACTTCCAGCGCCGTCGCTTCCATGACGGATATCGAGTCCAGCACGTCAAGCAACCTGTCGCGCGGAATCTTCAGCGCCCGCATGAGCATTGGCACTGCGGACAGATCAAGGCCGGTCGGGCCTTTCATGCCGTGGCGCCATTGCCGGCCCATGCGCATGAAAACGCGAACCGCGTCATGGTTTTCGGGCCAGACGTCTACGTTCGACCCTTGCAGATCGTCGAGCGTCAGGCCCATTGCTTCAAGTTCGTCGGCAGTGGGCTGGCGCTCATAAAGCGCCCGCGCTACCGCTCTCAGTTTCCCGGACGGCCCTTGGTGATGGCTTCGAAATAGGCTTCGTAGATCGACTGCGGGGCGGTCGGGTAATGCTGGAAGAACTCTTTTAGAGCCTCTTCCGAGAACTCCTTGTCCTTCAGCGGCCAGCCGGCAACAACCTCGAGCGCAAACTGCTCAAGCGTCAGCTTGTCCTCGTGCATCATCTTGTTCAGCTCATCGCGGGTCTTGTGGCGGAAGCTGAGTTCAATGCGCTCAGGCTTTTTGCCTGGCGGGATGATTTCAACGGGGAAAGTAAAAGTCGGATCAGGAATGAATTTCAGCATTGCGTTTTCCTCGTTTGAAATGAAAAAAGCCCGTCGATTGACGGGCCTTTGGTGATGCATCTCGTTTGAACAAAAGGGAGCCGGCCAGCGGCGCGAACGAGAAACGCGCCTTGGCATGCATGCCTGCTAGCCGGCTTGAACTGCTATCAGGTCGCGTAGCGGGTCGGATCTGCGGCGTAGCTCAGGCCGATAGAGGTGGTCATCGCGGCGTTCTGCTGGATGTTCGGCGTGCGCTGCAGCGACCAGTAGGAGTTGGCGACAGTCTTGGCGCCGTTGGCCGAAGTGATGCGCAGCGCATACGGGGTGCGTGTGTCGTCGGCGTTTGCCACAACCGAATACCAGGCCAGCGACGGATCGTCGAACACGGTCAGCGACATCGAGACCGCCGAACGGATGGTCGGAATCTGCTTGGCCACCACGTCATCGATTGCGGTTACATCCGCAAACTGCAGATCGCCGCCGGAGACGCTGGACGACTGAACCTGCGACAAGTTCGTCCACGCGGTGATGCGGCGGATCGAGCCAGTGCCGGAGCCGGTCGGGTAGGTGGTGGTGTTGCTGGTGTTGATGTCCTCGAACGTAATGTCGTTGGTCGAAACGGTTTTGACGCGGACAATCTTTTTGTCCAGGCGGCCCCAGCCGGAAGTAACTTCCAGATAGTCGCCAACCACAACCGAGTGGCCGGCAGCCAGCGTGGCGACGGCCTCCGATGCGTTGGTGATGGCAGACATCGTGACCGAGCTGCCATAGGTCGATGCGATAGCGAAAACGCTACCTGTCGAAAGGGTAATTGCCATTTTTGGTACTCCAGAAATGCAAAAACCCGCCTCAATGGGCGGGTTCTTGTGGATTCAGAATTGGTGGTTTCTTGGCGGTGGAAGTGGTTTGCTACGTGGTCAAATCGGCGCGGTAGTAGATCGAAACAGGCAGGACGCGATACCCATCGCCCGACATCACCGGGCCTTTGGCCGGCACTCGATTGATGAGCACGGTAACCCCGCCTGCAGCCGTCAGCTTCGTTTGGTAGTCAAACGATGCTTTCAGCGATTCATACAGCGCGTCACTTGCGCCGGGGCCTTGCCCTGACGGAACGCATATCGATACCTGCAGCAGCCCGGCATAGAGCCGGTAATCCGCAGTCATTGCCGGTGTTTGCGTTTCTGCCGGCAATAAAAAAGCCCGCACGTAGCGGGCTCCTGTTGGCGTATAGGGGAAATCCTCCCATGCAATCGGCACGGGCGGCGCCTGGGCATCGGCCCATGTTTTGAGTCGCGTTTCGAGCGCGGCGCGGATGGCGGTATCGGACAATGTCAGACTCCGTATTTGGCGTTGAATGCTGCGAGGCTGATTCGAACCATGCCGGCCGGCGCCTGCTGGCTGCCTGGCTGGCCGTTTGCGCGGCCATATTCGAGCACGCCAGCGTATGGCAGATTGTTCACGAGCCAATATTCCTTTGCCCCGTGAGAAGCGGCCACTTTGACTGCCATTTGCGCAACTGCATTGCCGCCTGCGCTTCCCGCTGGCGTCTTGTCTACAGTGTTAACTGTTCCGGTCGGACGCGAATTTATCCCGCACTGCCAATTGCCACGAAAGCGGCCGGTATCGACAGGAGACTTGGCAATCACGTCAGAAAACAGGTCAATCACTATCTTTTTGATAACGACCTCCTGCTGATCCTTCGCCGCATCAATCGCCCTGCGTAGATCAAGCGCGAACTGTCCGTTGGCCATGATTACTGCCTCACGTGCACGTCGTACAGTACAGCGGTGCCGGCCGGCGCAACAGACGTTGACGCCTTGACCGCCCACTGCACTGAGTCGATGTAAATCAGATCGCCCGGCATCGGCTGCGGGATATCAACAGCAGACAGGAGCACGCGCCTGTCACCAGTCTGGATGCTGTCATTGTTCGCCAGCTCATATCCGGAGTAATCCAGCAGCACAGCCGAGCCGAAATAGTCAGCAGTCGTAACCGATGCCGTACCGGTTGCAGGGTCATAACTGCCAGGCTGTTGCCTGCGCAGCATGACTTGCTGACCGAACTCGGCCAGCAATCCAGCAGCGTCAGCTTGCAGATCGGTATAGAAGCTCATGCCCGGCCCACTTCGGCGGCAAATCGCGATTGCATCAAGCCAGACAGCCAGTCGTCAGCGGCCGGATATCTCTTGCGCCCGCCATTGCGCGGCGCGGCGTAGCTGATGCTGATCGGCCCAACGGTTTTCGATGCGACAGACTGCGAGTCAACGGCGGATGTCAGCGACTCCGACAGCGCGACCAGTGCCAGTTCTGCGCATGCATATTGCAGTTGGCGCGGGATGACGTTGGTTGCGAGCGGATAGTCATTGATCCGAACGCCAATGCGCGGCCATTGCAGCGCCTGTGTCGCGCTCGATGGGTTGCCGCAGAAACGGTAATTGCCGTCGATGTAGCTGGTTGCCTTGCGCAGCGCGGCCTCTTTGCTGCCGGTGGTCGCACTAGCCCATGCTGTGTTGGCTCGATTGGCGTGGTATGTGTCAGCGTCAGCGACTGATATATAGCTCTCTGCGTCGCTCGCGCCTGTTCCGGTTTCGGTGATGAGTGCCATGGTTGGGCCTCACGGTAGAAAAGCAAAAACCCGCCGGGGCGGGGTGTTTTGTGATTGTCGTTATGCCACGCGGCGCAATGACAGTCGTCCGACGTCCATGGTTATTGCCGTGCCCGCCGCATCCGTCGCGAGCTGGGCGACCTGTGACTCATCCGCCTCGCCCTGCGAATATGTGACATTACCAGACAACGCCGTGATCCTGACCTGAACAGGTTTGATATACGGGCCAAGCAGCTTTGTGCCGCTGATAGCGGTCTTGTCGATCAAACTCTGGCCGTCGAACCGCTCCACCAGCGCGGAGCCGCTAGACGTGATCGTCATGACGTTGCCTGCCTGAATTGTGTCGGTCGCGAAACCGCCCTGATAGATGGTTGCTGGCATGTTCTGTTATTCCTGCTCTGTGTTCTGTTCTGCGTCAGCTTTGCGGCTGCGTTTTGGCTTGGCTTCGACTTGTTCGGTTTCGCCGAACAACTGATGGCGCTCTGGGTCGAAGTCGTCTTTGTTGATGACGACAAATTCGCCTTGGCCTTCGCCCCATGGCTTGACCTTGATGGTTTCGAGCATTTGGTTTCTCCATAAAAGAGAAAGGGGCCGAAGCCCCTTTTATTACGCCCCAATGAGCAGCCCAAGATGTCTCGGGGCAATTACCTTAACCCCCCACGCAACGTTAACTTCATACCTGACTTGACGGCGCTGACGATAAATACAGAACTCATACACAATCCCAGACACCGGATCAGTCACCAGCATAACGTCGTCCGCCGCATCGCCGCCATCCGGCATGGCCGGGGCGCGAGTCGCCAGCTGGATAGCCGATTTGTGGAAGAACATATTACGAGTTGTCGCGCCGATGACAGTGATATTGGTTGCTGCAGCTGCAATGGCTTTACGCAGGCCAGGCTCAGCGATGGTGATGGTGCCGCCGTTCGCCACGTTGGTATCGCCAGACACAACGACGTATTTCTCGTTGTCGCCGGCAAAGGTGATGATGTCGCCCGCGATGATGGTGCCAGTGCCGGCCGACGCCAGTGTGATGGTGGTCGCGCCAATCGCGTAGCCGGTGGCATCGGTGGTTGCACTCGCACCGGAGCCAACGGCAACGGCGGTTTTGACCTGGCCGGAAGCGTGCAGATCAAAGCCCTGAACGTTATCCAGTGCGCCACGGCGCAGCAGGTTGTCAGTGCCGGCCTCGTTGACCTTGAACAGGCCAGACTGCTTGCCGCGAATGTTGGCGACCGCGGTAGAGCCCAGAACCATGTGCAAATCGCTTTGCGGCGTCCCGTTGTCGTCCAGAATCTTGCGAGCCTGGGCGAAGTCCGACAGATCACCTGCAGTGCCGAACGGCGTGGCGTTGTAGGTGCCGTATGCGCGCGAAGCCGACACATGCAGCGCGGCCAGATCGGATTCGATCTCGTTAGTCAGCGTGCGCATTGACTGGGCGATGCGGTCACGGTTTATCACAGCCAGCGTGCCGGCGTTTTTCAGGCCAACGGTTTCTTCGCCAGTGATGCCGAACGGCACAGAGCGGGCCTTGGTGATGACCATGTCCACATAGTTGATGGTCTGGTTCGGTGTGTCTGCTGCGTAGGCTGCAGGCGACAGATCTTCGGCCGCCATCGCGCCGACTACCGGCGAGCGAACGGTCTGATTGACTGCTGCGCGCTCTGCGTTGCTGTCTTTCGATACGGCAGGGATAAAACCAACCAGCTCGCGCGATACAACGTCCATCGCCTCGTAAATGGTCGGGATCAGGCCAGTGAGTGTCAAAGTACCCATTGTTTTTGCGTCCTATAAATGCAAAAAGCCCGCTCAATGGCGGGCTTCTCTTGATTGGTTTGTTGCGGCGGTCGTTATGTGACCTTGCCGCCTGATTTGATGTAACTGGCTTGCTCTACCGGGGCGAGCTGCTCGAACGCCGCTCGCGACATGGACTTGCCACCCGCATTGCTTCCGCCGCCCTGACTTCCACCGCCAGATTGAGCCGGGAACCAATGAGGTGCCTTGTCTCGCATGTCGCCGTACCACTCTTTGAGGGTCAGCGGTTTACCGTCTTTGCCGAACATGCCGTCCTTGGCTGCTACGTTGCCGTCGTCGTCGATGCCGAACGCGGTTTGTGCGCGAAAGATGGCGTCGTCAATGGCGGAACGATGCAGGCCGGCGGCTTCCGCTTCGGCCCGGATGTGGTTTTCCAACACGCGGGCAGTGAACTTCTGCGCGCGCGCTTCTGCTGCGGCTACCTTGTCGGATGCTGCTTTCAATTCCTTGTCAAACCCTGCTTTCATGCGCTCGGTGCGCTTGTTCAACACCTCGTCGATCTTCCCGCCCGCGATCAGCTTGGCCTCTTCGTCGTCGGAAAAACGTTGCAGGATGTTGCGCACTGCGCCAGCGTCGATACCGTCGAACTCCTTCAGCTTCTCGCTCGACTCTTTGAGTTTCCCGAGCAGCTCGCTGTTTTTCGATTTCAGGCCGACGACTGCGTTGTTAACCGCCGCGTCGATCATGGCTTGAACTTCAGGTGTTACGGCCTGGCCGCCAGAGCCGCCAGCGTCACCGCCTTCGCCGGCTTGGTTCATGTACTTGCGGAATTGATTGCGGAACTTCATGTTGGAAAACCCCTTGGGTGATTGCTGGGCTTAGCCCGGAAATGAAAAAGCCCCGGCTTGACCGGGGCTGGATGAAACTGGAATGCGGAAATGAAAAAGGCCCGCCGAAGCGAGCCTTTGAATTAATTTATTTGTGCCATGGGCTAAAAGCCCCATCCTTCGTCGGCGTTCACCACGTCGTCACCTTGCCTTTCGCCTGGCAGTAATCGCACACCCTGACGCGAACAGGCTTAACCTTGCAGCCGTCATCTTGCACGCGATTTGCTGGGCCTTGATATGAATAGTGCCATACGCTGCCGCCACATACGGGACAGTACGGCGACACTTTAGGGAGAGTGCGCGCTTTCCGCGCTTTCTCCGGCTTCGCGTTGTTGACTACCAGTCTTGGCTTGAATTCGTCCATGCGGCGATTATAGCCCTGCTATGGGAACACCTGCCATTCGCCGCACATTGCGCAATACAGTCCTTCTCGGTTGACGTGGAAAAGCTGATTTCCGCATCTACATGTCCACGCTTCAACGCAACGAACAACAGGCTTTGTGAAATGGCCCTTTGTCGATTTGCACTCCGGACAATCCAGCCATGTTGTTCCGACTGGAGCCACCCCGACCCACTCATGAGTACATTGCATACAGCGGCAATTGCCAGA